AGGGTTTCGACATTAAACCAACGGCAAAGGGTAAGGACTCGATTATTAATTCAATCGATATTCTTAGACGTTTTAAAATCTTTTTAATTGGTTCAAATCTGCAAAAGGAATTCAGGACGTATAAGTGGAAAACAGATAAGGCAGGCAAGGCAATTAACGAACCTGTGGACTTCAATAATCACTTAATTGATAGTAGCAGATATTTAGCTTTGATGAAACTAAACGAGAACTTAAAAGGTAAATACGTTACAATTAGAGCCTAAAATAATACTTAAAAATAATGCGAAAGATATACGAAGAATTAAACCTAAGTCAAGCAATCGAACTAAATTCTATTAATAAGGATTTGGATAGGTTGGAATACGCAGCGAATAGACTTGCAATCGTGTTCAAAGTTCCTGTTGTGGAAATCTACAAAAGAGAAGTTGAAGATATATTCGCCTTAGATAATAAGTTGAGTCAACTTGAAAGTCTACCAATAGCAGCAAAGTTAAAAGATAAGATTAAGATTGGCGGCAAGTGGTTTAAGGTCGACTACAACGTCAGTAAATTAACAGCGGGGCAATTCATCGACATTCAGCACTTCGCATCAACTGACCCAGCAAAGAATGTTCATAAGATACTTGCATCAGTAATTAGACCTATTGGCGGTTGGTGGGGATTGGGAAAGGTTGAGGAGTATAACGGTGATAACCATGAGGAGATAAGTAATCACTTACTTGAACACATGACAATCCTGCAAGCCTATCCGATTACGCTTTTTTTTTGCCAAATATTAAACAACTCATTGAAAGATATCCAAACTTATTCCCTCAATCAACTAAGGGAATTGGAGAGGAAACTCAAGGAAACGAATTCGCAAAAAAATGGGGATGGGTTGCAACCATAGACAATCTGTCAAACAACGATAAAACGAAATGGGATTACTTTTTGAACCTACCGATAATTCAATTCTTAAACTTATTAAGTTACCACATAGACCACTCAGAAGAAGTCAGGAGAGCAGCAAGTGAAAAAAGTAGATTATAAACAATTATTAGGTGACTTAGGTGAAAACCCTGACCAATACGGAGTAGTGCAATTCGATACTATAATCGGAAAGGCATTATATCAATTTGCATCAGCACTAACAGACGTTTTAAAATCTAACTTAACCGAAAAGCAAGCGTACTATTCAGAATCGGAGTTGCTTCAAAGTATCATTGCCCTGCCGGTTCAAACAAGGGGAAAGAATTACTTAGTAACTATTCAAGGTAATGATTATGCCTTCTTCGTGGATAAGGGTGTGAGCGGTACTCGACAAAAGTTCAACAGTCCTTTTAGTTTTAAGAATGAATATGTGAGTCAAAACTTCAATAAGTCTTTACGAAAGTGGATTTCAAAACGTGGCATCCCGATTCAATCAAGATATTCACAGACAAGAAACTTGACCAAGCAACAAAGAGCAACTAAGCAGATAGATGAGAAAACTAAAATGGCTTATGCAATGGGAGTAAGTATCAAAAGAAAAGGACTTAAACCTACTTTGTTCATTACGGATGCAGTCACAGAGGCTACCTTAGAAAGCATGGCATCAGGATTAGCGAATGCACTCGGAGCATCAATTACAATAACTTTAGCAAATAATTTAATGAGATGATAACAATATCTTCAAACCCTTATAACTGGCAAAATTCATTCAATGAAATGGTATTCAATGTGAGCAGCACAAATGCACTCGCATCAGGATTTCAATTCTTAGTTGATGTAAATGTATCAGGTCAGACCAATCCCGTAACAAGGTTAACCTATCCAAAGCAACCGAACACAGGAGCGATTGAGATAAACCTTAACGAGGTTATTCAAAACTATGTAAGCTATGACTTACTAAGTTCATTCAATGCAAGTGGAACACAAAGGGTTTCAAATGCTCGTGCGCCTTATTGGATTGGATTTGGTGAAGTTTATAACAACGCATCAGGCATACCCGTTATCTATCCTGACTTAGCTTCATTCGGTTCAAGTGGTTCACCTAAGTACGGTACTAATGCAGTATTTGAGTTTCAAGATTGGAACGCATCAAGCTATCAATCGTATGCCTTAAGTAGGTCAAATCAAAAGTCTTTGAATCAAGAAACATTCACAGACGTAATCCGATTAGACCAAAATAGAATACTTCAATTCTTTGATGTGAGCGGAAATATATTCGATGTCAATAATATAATCTACAATGAAGTAGGAACTGCCTTGTATGGGTCGGGTCAGGCTGTGACAAGGGTTACAGATATAGTGTCAATAAACGTAGGTAAAAGAGAATGGGAGAACATGGGCAGCACGTGGAATACATTTTTAAACAATCCCGCTGCAAGTTATATCGAGGTTGTTATAAGAGATAATACAGCGGCTACTCTTTACACACGCAGAATGAACTTAGATTTAAGCTGCCCTAAGTATGACATTTATAGACTGCATTGGCTAAACTCTTTAGGTGGGTTTGATGCTTTCAACTTTAACAAAGTTTCAGTCAAGAAAACTGACATTGAGCGAAAGCAGTTTAAAAGATTCCAACCGCTCAACTATTCAGAATCATTCAGGGGCAAAACAAACTACTTCACAAAGTACACCGACCGCATAACATTAAATTCAGATGGCTTAACAGATGCACAATGGGAAGGTTTAAAGGAACTATTAACAAGCCCTGTAATTTACTTAGAACAAGATAATAACACTTTGCTATCAGTTAATATCTTAGAATCGAATTACGATGAACTAAACTATTCAACTAACAGAACGATTAGCAACTTAGTGATTACTATTGAATACGCATTTGATAATTATAAACAAACACTATGAACGAAAACGAATTAATACTTTATGCGTACAATGCGAGCGGGTTTGTTTCAGATTCGTTTCAAGTTGATCTAACCGAGTCAGTAAGTTTACCGATAACTAAAACTATCATTGATATTAGAGAGCCTGAAAAAAGACAAAGCGATTATTCAAAGACAATTACTTTGCCTGGCACTTCGAATAACAACAAAATCTTTAACCACATATTCAAACTTGATAGGGCAACAATAAACGAAACAACAATAAACTATCAACCTGACTTTAACCCTAATTTAAAAGTCGATGCTATCTTGTACCGGTCAGGTATTCCACAGATAACAGGATACTTACAATTGAACAACATTAAGAGAACGGATGGCGATATAGAATACGAGGTTATAATTATCGGGAAGTTTGCTAATATGTTTCAAGACTTAGGGGAAAAGAACCTTAACGAATTAGACTTATCAGCTTATGACCATGAGTGGAATCGTGATAACATTGTTAATTCGTGGGCTACTTCGATAATTAAGAATAACGCTACTTATGTAAACTTCAACGTATCAGGCGTGCCAAGCGGTGAGGGTTATGTTTACCCTTTAATTGATAGGGGTAATTCGGTGGGGTTTGGTGAAATTACTTATCCACTTACCACAATGTATCCAAGTGTGTATGTTAAGCAAGTAGTAGACTCAATCTTTAGTCAAGCAGGCTATCGTTACGAATCAGCATTCTTTAATTCGGATAGGTTTAAGAGGTTAATAGTTCCATTCTCAGGCGGTGAGTTTCGAATGAGTGCAGCAGAGGTTCAAGATAGGACATTTGATGTAAGTATAACAACTCCTTACAATTTTGCTCAGACGGGCGGGACATTACAGATAATTGATTTCGATACCTTAAATAAAGACACCACACCGAGCGGATTTGATATTAGTACAGATATATTCACAATGCCTGCAGGAAAAGGGGGTGAAGTAACTTATAGGGCTGAATTGAAATATGACATTACAAATGTAACAGGTTCAAGTTTCCCTAATTTTTCAGCTACATACATACAATTGTTTATTAGAAAAGTAGATAGTTTCGGGGTGTTTAGTATTTTAAATGTTACTTACGAAACAATTGATACAAATTCATTAGCAGCATCAGGAGTTATTAATGGAACTATAACTTGTCAAACACTTCAAGTACGCATAAATACGGGGGATGAAGTGTTTTGTACTTTTAACTTTGTAACATCAGGTTATGCGGATACTGATATTCTAATAACAGCAAAAGCAGATTCATTCTTCTTTAACTCTCCAAGTTCATTATATCAGGAAGGTTCAGGAATTAGTATTTCAAGCGTACTACCTGAGAAGGTCAAACAATCTGAATTCTTAACGTGGTTAATTCGTGCCTTTAATCTTTATTATCAAGTTGACCAAATCGACCCAAAGAAATTCATCATTGAGCCGAGAGATGAATTCTACTTAAATGACTTTGAAGATATTACTAACTACTTAGACGTGAGTAAAGAAATTGATATTGCACCAATGGGACTCTTAGATTTTAGAAACTTTCAAATGCAATACAAAGAGGACGATGACGAGATCAATAAGAAGTATCAAGAAGTTTATCGTGAACCTTACGCCACAAAGAAATTA